TGGTTGCATAAAAGAACTTAAAAAGATAGAAATTTGATACCTTTTCCTAAAAAAAAATATAATATTATTTATGCAGACCCAGCTTGGCGACACGAAACTTGGAGTGAAAAAGGTAGGGATAGGTGTCCTGATGGTAAATTAAGTCATTATTCTACTATGCCTTTAGAAGATATTAAAAAACTTCCTGTTCAAGAAATATCAGATAAAAATTGCATTTTATTTATTTGGGTATTAGATCACATGCTACCACAATCATTAGAAGTTATAGAAAGTTGGGGTTTTAAATATTCTACAATTGGATTCAATTGGGTTAAAAGAAATAAAAATTTTGCTTTAGGTAATGATAATTTTTTTGTTGGTATGGGTTGGTGGACTAGAGCAAATTCTGAATTATGTTTAATTGCAAAAAAAGGTAAAATAAAACGACAATCAGCATCAGTAAGGAGATTAGTAGTAACTCCAAGAGAAGAACATAGTAAAAAACCTGACATTATTAGAAAAAAAATTGTAGAACTTTGTGGTGATTTACCAAGAATAGAACTATTTGCTAGACAAAGAGTAGAGGGTTGGGATTGTTGGGGAAATGAGGTATAAGAATCAATTATGAAAAGCGACATTAATAAGGCAGAAAAGAAGAAACAATTAGGCAGACCACAAAAACCTATAGATGAAAAAGTATTAGCAAATCTTAGTCAAATAAACTGCACACAGGAAGAAATTGCATCAATCTTAGGAATATCTGCAAGAACATTACAAAGAAGATATGCCGATTTAATTGAAGTAAATAAAAACAAAGGCAAAGCTAGTTTGAGAAAAAGAATGTACGAAAAAGCTATGAAAGGTAATGATAAGCTTATGATTTGGTTGAGCAAACAATATTTAGAAATGTCAGATCGAATACATAATACTAATACTACAGAACCTTTACCCTTAATCATAGAAGCGCAAGCAGAAGAAATAGATGGCAAAGAAAAAGGGTAATCTATATGGCAAGGTTATTCCTTACGAGCCGACTTTCCATAAAACATCAATAGGTCGTAATCCAAGTAAAGCTAAAATGAATAAACATAAAAGAAGATCATTTAAAAAATATAAAGGTCAAGGTAAATGAACAAGAGGTCAAACTTTTACACAAATGGAGAGATGATAGACTTTAGATTACCGCAAGATTTTAGACAATCAAAAGGTAAAGGTAGTTGTGGGGATTGTGGTCAATACAGCAATCGAAGATCATTTTGTAATATCTATAAAGCATTTGGTGTTAAAGATATTTATGTTTGCAATCAATGGCGACCAAGACATTTTAGAAGATAATGTGCAAATATTTAGTATTATTATTGTTAAGTTTTGAGGGAGAGGTTATCAAAGAAAAATTAGAATTTACTAGACCCATGAGTGCCTTAGAGTGCATGGATTATGGCTCTGACCATAGAGAGAATATAGCAACTTACGATGATAAAAAAAATGCTTGGATATTAAAAGATGGTCGTGGTACTTTTCAAGGTTTTATTTGTGAATGATGTATGATATTGACAAATAATGTCATTACCAAGAAATAGAAAATTAAACAAACCTTTTAGAACACCATCAGCTTCAAAGAAGTTTGGGGTTTATGTAAGAAACAAAAGATCCGGTAGAGTTCAGATAGTCAGATTTGGTGCTAAAGGTATGCCAATACGAAAGAATAATCCAACACGACAAAGAATGTTCTTTGCTAGATTTAGACCTATATTGGCAAAAGTAAAAGGACAGAAAACATTAAGTCCAGCTTATTGGGCTATCCAATCATGGAAAAAAGGCTTTAAGATATGAGTAAAAAAGACGATACAATTAGAGTCAGTTCAGAGTCTAAGTTACAGTTACCACTTGCTAATTTAATTGGAATTATTTTAGTAGTATCAGGTGCAGTATTTGGTTATGCAAATCTTACAGGAAGAATAGGTGCATTAGAAACAGCAGATACTTTAATGGAAAGTGATCTGTTAAAAAAAGCACAACAAGAACCAAAGAACTTAGAAATGTATATGTTAATAGAACACTTAGCATCTCAAATAGAATCAATAGAAAAAGAGATAGAAGCTAGTAGATACAATAAAGTCAATATAGATCATTTAAAAGAACAAGTAGATAATATAAATAAACAAATAGAAAAATTAAGAAATGGTAGTCACTAATGGAAACTATAATAGCTTTATTGATGTTTGTAGGTGTAGATCAAAAACTTGTTGAGATGACTTGGACTCCAT